AACAAACTTATATCCCTAGTGATATCAAGAGTGGTTCTGTAATTTTCTTCCCATCATCAATTCATCATTATACTGTACCAAGTCAAAGTGATAAGGAGCGATTGATTCTTTCCTGGAACCTAGATATTCCAAGAATGAGTATTGATGAACTTCTTCCCAAAAAAGAAGAAGTTGTGGAAGAAAGACCAAAGATCAAGTTAAACTACCTATGAACTTAATCTGCAATCTCCCTGCCGAGAAGGTATGGGTACGTAAAGAATACTTACGAGATCACCAAGACGGTCATGGGGAGTTTGTTGAGGGCGTCTGGGTATGTGCTAAGAGCATACCTGGACGTGCTTTTTATTTTGAGACGTACTTGCCCGAGTATGGTGCAATGTATGACAAACTTCCGATCAGTGCATTTGTACGATCCCCCGAAACCCCAGTCATAGACATGAGTTTGGAGAATCTACAATTCTGGAATTGCATGGATTATGGTGTTGCATGTATGAACAAAGGTTTTGTATCATCGATGGATTGTGAGGTCTTTACTCGTGATCATGGATTGATGCGAGGTCAATATCTATTCACACTAGACAACTATCATGCAAATCCTGATGTAATAGATAATAATGTAAGTGAAGTGCCTCAAGAGCACAAATCACATAATTGTATTGCATTGAACAATGGTCAGTTTGCATTGTATCCTAACAATAGGATGCGTCTGTATGACCTCTCTATCACCCCTGAGGAACCCAAGTTCCCTGACTTCAAGGTTTCTACCATAGAATACCAAGTAGAGGCAGGAATCGACTGGGGACGCCTAGGTGACAACGATAATTATTTTTGGGAAACTAATGCTGAACGAAAACTACGGACGGAGACCACAAATGGACAAGAGAGTGGACAAGAGTGAAGAGTTCGTCAAAGAGGGGATGACCCTTATTACCGAGGTTGACAGCGAGCGTCATCTAAGGAGAGCGCAAAAGTTGAAAGATGTCAAAGAGGGTGAAATCTTTGACAACCAAGAGGAGTGGGCAGACGGATTCTGTGGCAAGTGATAAATAGAAACAGCCTATTGCTGTGTCTAAATGCCTGCCTTTGAGACATTCAAAGATTTGAGTGTTACGTTCAAAACGCATCCTGTCACTGACGATCTAGTCACGGTAAAGGACAAAGCAGCTATCGTTCAATCGATATTTGCTTTGCTCCTTACCAACAAAGGCGAGCGTCCATTCAAACCAGATCTAGGGTGTGATATTCAAAAATCTTTATTTGAACCACTAGATTACGCTACTGCTGGTATCATTAGATCGCAAGTTAGCGAAGTTCTCATCAAGTATGAACCAAGGATCACTGTTGATTCTGTTCGTGTCATTCCTGATGAGTTGAATAATGGATATATCGTAGAACTCTACTACACGATTGTAGGTAGAGATGACACGCCAGAGGCATCCGAATTCTTCTTAGAGCGTACACGATAATGCCTTATACTCAGGTTTCTAATCTAGATTTTAATGACATTAAAAGTTCTCTGAAGGAATACCTCAGAGCAACATCAGATTTTACTGACTATGACTTTGAGGGTAGTGTCTTATCTACGCTTCTAGACACCCTTGCTTATAATACCTATTATACGGCGTTTAATACCAATTTGGTAGTCAATGAACTATTCATTGATTCAGCGACCCTCAGGGACAACGTAGTAGCGATTGCGAAGCAATTAGGGTACAGACCCAAGAGTGCAACTGCACCTGTAGCGTATATTGACTTTACTGCAACGTATGCAAACCCAACAACTGATACCGAACTCCTACTGAAGAAGGGAACTGGTTTTATCGCAAACTTTGATAATACCATCTATCAGTATGTTGTAGAAGAAGATGCAAAGGCGCAGGTTGTTAATGGTGTAGCAACTTGGAGCGATGTTCCCATTAGAGAGGGATCTGTTATCGTTAATACCTTTACTGTTAATACATCTCTAAAGAATCAAAGATTTATTCTTGACAACCAGCAGATTGATACTAACACTATCAAGGTTAAAGTATTCCCAAGTGGCGGATCATTCAGCGAACCATATCTTGTAGCAGATAACATTCTTGATATCGACGGAACATCTAAAGTTGTGTTCCTTGACGAGATTGAAGATGAGAGATATGAACTCTTGCTGGGTGATGGTGTCCTTGGTGCAAAAATTGAGAATGGTTCTCGTGTTGAGGTATCGTATGTTGTTACCAACGGACCAGAGTCGAACGGTGTAAGAACATTTGTATTCAACGGTGTTCTTGAGAACCTCAATGGCGCATCTCCTGCTAACGTTACAGTTGATGTTGTATCTGCTGTAGCAGCATCAGGTGGTGAGGACATTGAGACCACAGAGAAGATTAAGTACAATGCTCCTAAGTCATATGGCGCACAGGACCGCGCTGTGACCGCCCAGGACTACGCTACAATCGTTCGTAAGGTATATCCTGCCACCAGCGACATTCTGGTCTTTGGAGGCGAAGAGCAAGACCCTCCACAGTATGGTAAGGTATTCATTGTATTGAAACCTAGAGATGCATCTTACCTTACATCATTTACTAAGAATCAAATTGTTGATGAATTGAAGAAATATGTGGTTGCATCTGTAGAACCACAACTGATTGATCCATCAATTCTTTACATTGAGATTAGCAGCAAGATTTTCTATGATGGATCTGCTACCGATATGACACCTGCTAATGTAAGAGATAAGGTCATCGGCAATTTACAATCGTTCATTGATTCTTCTGGTATGGAGAAGTTCAATGGCACATTTAGATATAGTAAGGTAGTTGGTATTATTGACGATTCTGATCGTGCAATTAGTTCAAACTTAACAGAGGTCTTTATGAGAAAAGACTTCTATCCACAGTTGAATTCTTCCTTCTATTATGAGATTTGTTTCCAGAACCCATTTGCTAAGGATTGTGACGGTCCAGTCCTGTCCAGCACTAAGTTTAGGGTGACTGAATACCCCAATTTTGATGTGTACGTTGAAGACAGGGATGGCAAAATTGTCCTATATAGACTAGACGCTCTATCTGGTGAAAAAGTCGTTCTCGACAGCGAAGTTGGCGAAATTGATTATGCAAAAGGCGAACTTAAAATGTATAATTTGACCATCATCAAAGGAACCACTTTCGATAATCGTATCTCTCTTAGAGTAAGACCACTATCTAACGACATTAAGGCACTCCGCGAGGTTTATCTTGATGTTGATGTGGCAAATTCCAGTTTCGTTGCATACAAAGAGTAGTAGTTAAATGACCGTAAAGACGAAGAGAATCTCAACTCTTATTGAGTCGCAACTTCCTGAATTCATCACAACTGAGTATGAACTTTTTGGAAAGTTCTTACAGAAGTATTATGAAGCTCAAGAGGTTCAGGGCGGTCCTTTGGATGTTATCAATAACATTCAAAAGTATGCTGATATTGATTTTTACGAAAAGAATCTACTAAAGCAGCAAGATAAACTAGCAGCAACAGTATCTTCTGCTGATACTACTATTACACTAGTAGATGCAACGTCCTTTCCAGAGAAGGATGGTTATGTAAGAATTGATAATGAGATTATCTTCTATAGAAATAGAACTGATACTCAACTTCTAGAGTGTGTTAGAGGTGTTAGTGGCAACACTACACTAGGTGATCTATATGAGACCACCAACTTTGTCAGCACTGAAGCTGCTGTACATAATGCAAACAGAGATGTTTATAACGTCAGCAACCTATTCTTGTATGCATTTGTAAAAAACTTTGAGAACCAGTATCTTGGATCTTTCCCAGAGAAGTATCTAAAAGGAGAGGTTGACAAGAGAACACTAATCAAGAACATTTCCAAGTTCTATAAGTCAAAGGGAACTTCTAGTTCTATCAAGTTTGTTTTCAACACTATTATTGCTAAGGATACTGAGAACAAACCCGAAGTATACAAACCAAGAGATTTTACATACAAGTCATCAGAATCAGATTGGGTCAATGTTTATGCATTGAAAGTAAAAGTCATCTCTGGTGATCCAACGAGTCTGATCGGACTTCCTGTTGTTCAGAATGACGAAGAAGCAGGTTATGCATCTGCTACTGTAGATAATGTTTATGCAGATGGCACTATTGATGATGAAAAGATTTGGAACATCGTTCTTGCTCCAGAGACAGTTAATGGATCGTTTGGTGTTTCTACAAAAACAAGACTAGAGCAGGATCTCTCTGCTGGTGCAGGTGCTGGAAGCAAGATCAATGTTTTCTCTACTGTTGGTTGGGGTTCTTATGGCAAGATTCTAATCAATGAAGAGACAATTGAGTTTGATGATAAGAACGTAGTCCAGTTCAACATTCTCAAGAGAGGTGTTGCTGCAAATCACACAGCAGGTGATTCTGTATATAAACCAATCACTATTACTGGTAGTGATGTAGAACTACTGACACTAGGTGTAGTCTACAATCTAGATGCTACAGATGCACAACCACTTGCCAGCAGTGGTGATACTATTGAAATCTCAAATCCAGGATTTGAAACTTCTGATCCAAAGATTGTACAGACTGGCACTAATCAACCAAGATGGATCATTGGTGGCAATCCTGTATCTTCTACAACTATTCCTAGCATTGCTGCAGGACTTAGTGATGTCCCAACTAACGTCTCATCTATCTACGGAGACGATGAATACTATTATATCACAAGTTCTAGTTTCCCATCTTACAATATCTTTGATGGAACAACTCCTGAGCAGACACTACAGGATCAAAAACATCTTAGAATTATCAGAAAGCAATCAACTGATACTACCGAAGTTTATAAGACTTCAAATAGAGACGTTGGTATTCTAGTAAATGGTGTTCCTATCTTTGGTTATAAAGACAGAGATAGCATTAAGTATGGAAAACTAGAAGAGATCAAAGTTAGTGCTAGAGGTAGAAACTACGCAAAACCACCATTCATTCTCATCAATGGTGTTCCAAATCAAGCAACAGCATACTTGAATGGTCAGGTTCTTGATAGAATCGAAGTTAACACAGGAGCAATCTTTACTGATGTTCCTAGAGTAGAGGTTGTCTCTGGTCGTAAGGCAAAGGTTAGTGCTGTTGTTACTGGTGGTAAGATTACCAGTTTAGTCATTGATAATCCTGGTGAGTATTATTCAAGTCCTCCAACTGTAAGAATTAGAGATCTTTCTGGCAAAGGAAGATTTGCTGACTTCAATGCTATTGTTAACACTGCTGGTGCTATCACTGGATTTGAAAAAATCAGTGAAGGTAGTTTCTACACTCCTGGTTCTGTAGTTGTTGACATCTTAGCAGTTGGCGAGGATGCTACTGCAACACCAGTTCTCAAAGAATGGGTCAAGAATAGATTTGCATCACTAACAAGTGAGTTGGATACAGAATTTGGTTATGTCTTTGAAAACTATGATTACGTTCAGAACTATGGATATGGTCAAGTTGCTAATCCAAAATCTCTACGTATTCAATTAGGAGACAATCTCAACTTAGCAGGAACTGAACCTGCTACAAAGACACACTCTCCTATCTTAGGATTTGCTTATGATGGCAATCCTATCTACGGACCTTTTGGACATGAAAATCCACTTGACTCATCCTCATCTATTGTAAGGATGACATCTAGTTATTCACTGAAAGGCACACGTACTGCTGGACCAGATGTTCTTCAATATCCTTTAGGTTCTTTTATCGATGATTACCAATACAACCACAGGAGCGGTTCACTCGATGAGAATAACGGACGATTTTGCATTACCCCCGACTTTCCAGAAGGAACTTATGCTTATTTCCTTACTATTGATAGCAATCAAGTACCGAAATTTCCATATGTCCTAGGAGACAATTTCTATTCACTGCCAGTGGATAGCAACTATAGTTCTCCAATTAATCAAAATGATATTCCCAAGAATGCCAAGAGACTATACACTCCTGGTATGCCTGGCAATGGCGGCGGACTGATTGCTAAGATTGCTGATGTAAACTCTGGTGGAGTTGAGAGTGTATTTGTAGAGAGATCTTCAGATAATTTCTCTGTAAACTCACAGATCTTCTTCGACAATCTAAACACTGAGGGTGAAGATGCAGAAGCAATTGTTTCTTCAGTCAAAGGCAAGCAAGTTAACTACTTGCAATCAAAAGAGAATAAGGTAGTAAAACTTACCACAATTCAGAACGCATATCTTTTCCAAGACGATGTTTTAACACAACCATCATCTAGCGCACAAGGAACAATCGTTGGAACTGTACAGAATGACAATGTTATTGTCCTTAAAGATGTTATTGGAACATTCGACAATACAGGTACGTTCTCTGCAGCGACCAAAACATTCATTTTTGTTCTAGATCAAGATAGTTCATATACCAAGGGTGCTATCTTAAGTTTAACCGATGGTGTCAATCCGCCAATCGCTACAGGCGAGGTTCTAGAAGGAACTAGCAGACAAAATACAGTACAGATCAAGGTGTTGTCTGGAACTTGGATCTTGGATGATGACTACTTCCTCCAGTCAGACAACTTGTTCAATACTTCTGGAACAAAGATTACCGTCATCACATCACTTAGTGATAACTTAGAACCATTTGAAGTTAATCAGAGTGTTGCTCTAGTAGAGACTACAACTCCACATGGTCTTGGTGTTGGTGATACTGTTAATATCGATATCAATCCAGATGATGCTACAAAGACACAAACTTACTACGTAAGAAAGAGATTATATCAGAATGTAGTATTCCAGTCATTTGATAATGACACAACTATCAACTATAGTGGTGTTGGTAGATTCACCATCATGAATGGTGGTGCTGATTATACAGAAGGTGTATATACAGATGTTCCACTGATTGGTGGATCAGGAACTGGAGCAAAAGCAGTTATCACTGTATCTGCAGCAGGTATCGTAAATGACATTCAGTTGGAGACTGGTGGTGCCGATTACAGAAGAGGAGATTTCCTGAAAGTAGATGATGATGAACTAGGCAGATCAGGAGCATCTCTATCATCTTCTCGTCTATCAATCTATGTTGACCATGCTGGTGTTGGATCCCAATCATCAGAGATGAGGGTTGCTAGTGTTGATGGATTTGCAGCAGGTGATTTGCTTCAGGTTGGCAGCGAGATTGTTGAGATCTCTTCAATCACTGGAGATGTCCTTAATATTCTTAGAGGTAGAGAAGGAACCGAAGCAGTCAATCACTATGATGGCGGCGCAGTTGGATTATACAAACCAAGATATAATTTTGCAGAGAATTTTGCAATTACAGGAAATGATGGCACTGGTTATATCAAGTCGTATGATCTAGAGACTCAAACAGCAACAATCATTTTTGATTATGGTGTTGATAAAGTAAATGCAGAGAGTCTTACTATTAGCACCACATTCTTTGACAGCAGCACGCCAAGTAGACTTGTAAAAGTAAGTTCTGTTGAAAATCCAACGTTTAGATTTGAGATTTCTCCAGACAATGTTAACTTTACAGATAATCCTGACTTAGACATCCAAGAATACTATAGGTATGTCTTTGACACCTCTCACTCTTCGATGACTGGTGTTCAGTTTAGTGTAAGTCCAAGTGGCAACTTTAACCTGTTAACTCTAGAGCAAATTGTCTCTACTGCAGCACCAGGCATTGCTGGATCATTTGTCGATCTCAAATTTGGATTTGGATCAAGACTAGCACAAAATGATTACACTGTCAAGAGAGGAACAAACTTCTCTAGTTTCTATTACTTTGACAAGAACGGTAATGTTGCATCAGACAATGCACAATTGAACATCGTTCAGGATCCTCTACAAGGTGAGAAGAAAGTCAATTACGTAACTTCTAGTAGGTTTGTATATGACGTTCCATCCACTCCACTATGGGACGGATCTGGTCAAATTTCATATACAACGAACGGTCAGTTTGCCATTGGCGAAATTAATAATATCAATATTATTAACTTTGGTCAGAACTATAAAAAACTACCAACAATCACTGGCGTCGATCCTTCTCTAGATTATAGAGGTGCTGCTACTGTTAGATTTGATACCAACACAAATACTATTGTTGGTGTTGATATTACTAACAAAGGTTCAAATTATGTCAACCCAATTGCAATCATCACCGATGGCGATGGCACAGAGGCAAGATTCAAAACGATTTCTAGGAATGGCGAATTGTTCTCTATTACTGTAGAGAACCCTGGCAAAAATTACACTTATACTCCAACAATCAGAATCATCGAAGGAGATACCGATCTATTTGCTGAGAGTAGTGAGATTGGTGTCCCACGTAGTGTTAACATTATTAGAAACGGTGGTGCATTCCATCTAGACAAAACTGTAGCATCAACTATCACATCGAAATATGCAGTTGCACTACGTGGCATTACTGGCGACTTCCAAAAGGGCGAAGTTGTAGAACAGAGAATCAATGGTGTTGTTGTCTTTAGAGGATATGTTGCCGAATGGAGAATCGGTTCTAATATCCTTAGAGTAGAAGATATCTCTGGTATTCTCAGAGAAAATGCAATTATCACTGGCAGAGCATCTCTATCTACTGGTATTGTAAAATCTGTATTCCTTACAACTTTTGCTGAGAGAATCACAAGTTTCTATGATAATCTAGGATATTACACTTCTGACAAAGGTAGACTTGGTGTAGCAAACCAAAAACTTACTGATAGCGATTTCTATCAAGACTACTCATATGTTGTCAAGTCTAAGACATCTATTGAGCAGTGGAGAGATCTCATCAAATCCACCACACACCCTGCTGGTTTCAAACTGTTTGGACAAGTTGATATCGAAGGATCTGCAACTACATCCATGCCATCAGGTCTTGGTAATAAGGCAAGTCATTTTACATCGATTCAACTTTGGAATCCAGAGAAGAATAAGATCACTAGTGATATCAAGCAGAGAGTTGTTACTCAGTCCATTCAAAAAGTTCAGAACACTAGAATTCGCAAAGGACAAGGTTCTGCTGCTACTTCAGAGTTCAACTTCAACGAAACTCGTGCATTTGATTTTACTCTAGGTGCTCCTTTTGATGGATACTATGATACTGATGGTAGATTGCAAGGAACAAGAACCTTCACTCTATTTGACGATCTGAATAATCCATTCTTCCCAGTCAGTGCAGAGAATTTGATTATTACATTAGATGGAGTTCTACAAGAACCAGGAATTGCATATACTGTCAATGCTAACCAGATTACATTTGCACAACCACCACTTGGTGATAATGTAAAACTGACTGGTCAGAGTGCTGGCAACGTCACACCATATAAAGGTGTCAAGTTTTATGGTAGAAACTTCAATTTCAATCAATCGCAGTATAACCCAAGATACATTAGAAAAATCAGAAACATTTTCCAACGCAATGGAAGATGGATTGATGCTGCTAATCAGATTGAAAGAAACAGAACCTTTATTATTCAAGAAGCACTAGGATATGGTCAGTCTAAATTTGCAGTAATCGATTGGAGCACAAAACTTGACGACTACACCGCAGATGTTGGATATCTACTCGATGCATATGCTCATGACTTAAGATTTGGTGGAAATGCAAAAGTAATTGATTATTCTACGATTTTTGCCAACACTGGATATATCACTCAGAATACTACCGAGTCTCTAGAGATTTATCATTATGCTACTAGACTAGCAAGACTTGCTATTAGAAACTGGGATGTAACTGATGAAAATGTTTCTTATCTACAAGGAGACAACAAAATCACGGTTAGCAGCACAAAAGACCTAGCAATTGGAATGCATGTCAGTTCTGGTAGAGCATTCCCATTAGGAACAAAAATTGTCTCTATTGACAGTCTGACACAAATTACAGTCAGCAACTTCGCTGATGCCAACTCTGGTGGTGCAGGTGGTGCATCTGTTCAACAGACAAATATTAGTGGTAGCACTGGTGGTCAAAATGTTGTCTTCCCAACTAGTGTCGCTGCTGTTCTACCAGGAGATGAGTTCCAAGTTGATTTAGGAGATACTGCATCTGCTCCAATCTCATTCTCTGGAATTGAAAGCGCAACATTCTATCTAAGTGCTATTAATACTGGCACATTTTATGATGCAGCAAACCTAATTGAAGCTAACTTTGAATTAATTGCCGAAAGAGCATTTGAAGATACTTTTTTAGCAGGTGTTCAGGGTACTACAGGTGGTTTTGCAGAATACGTAATCAACCTTGAAGATCACTGGTATAACTTAAAAGACTATATCGATTCTGTTGTGTATCATTTAAGATATGGTGGTAATGAGAGGATTACATCTTTCTGGCAAAGAGTAAATCTTGCAGTTCCAGCAGATAATGAGAGTTTCCCAGCACCAGATACAATTGTAGATATTGATGCTGGAATGACTTTCAAACAATATCATGAAACATTCCATGCAGATGCATTGTATGCATCAACCCAGTATATGGTTGCTGCAATGCGTAATACGCTACAACCATCTAATGAGGATTATCAAGGTGCAAATCGCCAACCATTCATCGACAATACAGTAGCTGCTGATACTCAATTCCCATATTGTATTGAAGTTGAGTCTGCTCTCAACACGATGCAGGAGATCGTTCAAGGATCTATAGAATATGAATTGAATTCATCTTACACTGGTCCTGTTGATCCAACACCAGAAAATGAGAACAAGCGCGGACAATGGACAGAAGTTCTAACATATTCAAACTACAATATCATTGCTGATCCACTAATTACTGCTGAAGAATGCAATGATGTAATCTCCACAGTTGATACCTTGTATGATACTGTTGAGGATATTTTCAACGATATCAATGTAGAACTTGCTATTCCTGACTTTGTTGATGGAGAAAACAAAGAGTTTGAACTATATTGGAGCAATGGCGACCCTGTAATTACAGAAAAAGATGAAAATCTATTGGTCACCATCAACGCTGTATTGCAGGCAACTAAGTTTAATGCTACCTATCCTGGTGAAGATTCATATTACATTGACAGAACTGTTGTTCCAAACAGACTAGTATTTGATGTTGCTCCTATCTGGGATCAGGATGCTGGTGCTAAGACTCTAGGCGAACCAACTGCTGTAGAAAAAGTTGCTGGTATTGGTATTGGTAATTACAAGAGACTAACAATTGATCAAAATCTCATCAACAATGTAAGATCTGGTCCATTCCTAATTCTCGATCTTGAGGATCGTACTGTACAAAGTGTAGATGAACCAGACTACTTATTGGTATTTGTAGATGGTGTTCTACAGGTACAAGGCGAGAGTTATAACGTTTCTGGACCCAACATCTTCTTTGAGTTCCCAATCACGGAACAGATGAAGATTGATATGAGATATCTCTATGGTAGAGATGTCGGTCAGATTCTTAACATCTATGATTATAACCCAGATCAGTATTTTGCACAAGCAGAGATTATTCTCCGTACAACTTCTGGTATTCCTGAATTTGTAGCAGGCAATTGGTCTGGTATTTACAGAGGTGGTGTTATGCAATTGGTGCAGTTCAGACCAGATGGAACTACCAATGCTATCGGTGAGATTACTGATTACTCTATTAGTGGCAATACATTTAATGCTAAAATCTTTGGTGCTCAAGCAGAGATCGAAGATTTAGATGTATATGTTTGTATCAAAGGAAGATACGATATTAACAATCGTTTTGAAATTAATCGTCTTCTCTCGTCTATTGTATATGAGAGAGATGAGAATGGCAGAATTACTCTAAGAGGTATTGATCAGATTTGGAGAGGTACGTATTTAAGAAATACTTACAGAAATCCATTCATCAGTCTGTCTAATAGCACTCAAATTAGAGTAGAGGGTCAGGATACTTTCAGAAGAATCAAAAAACTTCCTTCTACACTAACAAGTAAGGAACAAAGACTGCAAGAGGATGTATCAAACTCTTACTTCGGATTTGTTGAAATTGATTCTTACAATGGTGTCAGCAGAGGTGAAGGTCTCAGTATTGTTGCTGAGATTGAAAACGGATCTGTTGTTAATCTTGTATGGAACCAACGTAGTTATGATCCTATCACACAACCAACAGCATATCAATATTATACACCACCTGTAATCAACTTTGTACCCAAAGATGGCAATGGTGGTGGTGCATCTGCTAAGGTTCTGGTAAGCAAAGGTCAAGTCATTAGTGTTGAACTTGTTAGCGGTGGTTCTGGATACACAGAGGCACCACAAGTAGTTGTAGCACGTAGATACGAAGTTATCGAAGAGACTGACATTGGTGTCTCTCTTATCAATGTTGGCATCAATAAGGAAGCAATCCTTACGATGTCTGGATTCTCAACAATTTCTATCCTTGGCAATCAGGTATCTGGTGTTAATACATTTACTTCTATCCTATTCAATAGTCCAATTGATGCAGACAGAGTAATTACTGCTGAAATTCAACTGGTCGAAGAATGTAGTGAGGATCTATCTGCTGGTCTAGTAAGACCTATTCTCATCGCGGATGACTTCTTCGCTGATGATACTCTTCCACCCACGCTTGAGCATAACCAAACTCAAGTCAATATCAGTATTGCTACTCCTGCTATTGTTAATATTGAGTCTGAATCTACTCTCACTGCCACTGCTACGAGAGAGATTACGACATCTATTGCAAATGTAATCAACAATACAGCACTATCCAACATCAACTACTATGAGGTTGCATCCTTCCTAGATGTTCAACTTGATCCTGGTGATACTATTGTATATGTTGCGGATACCAGTAAGTTTAAGACAAATGGATATCTGCTGATCGGCAAAGAGATTGTACGCTACATGCGTAAATTGACTGATCGTTTCATGATGGTCCAGAGAGCGCAGCAGGGAACTGCTGAAGGAACATGGGCAGCAGGAACATATCTCAGACAGATCCCAGATCCAGTATCTATTGCATACGGCGGTATCACTGCTATTGAGTCTGAGTCTCAAGTTGCAACTCTGCAAGGCGGATCTCAGATTGGTGGTATTGAATCCATCAAGCAAAAGCAGATTATTACGCCAGTCAATACAGTACAGACGGTTCATAAGGTAGTTGAGTCTCAACTACAAATTGGTGTTGATATTGAAAGTTCCTTCTCTATCACCACTCAGGTTAGATACAAACTTGAGCAACCACTGAGTGCTGTAACCCCAACATCCCTGTCATACCAAGAGACTACAGTTGCTGCACAAGTTCAGATTGTATCTACTGAGATCAATATTCAGAAAGCTGCTCTAGAAGTCCTGCTCATCCCACCCCCAGGTGGAGTAATTGATGGTTATGAAGAGAGCATCTTTATTACTGATCCTGTTGAGACTAGAGTAAATGGTTTTGTTGATCTATTAAATGATTATGGTGTTACAACTAGATCTGGTGATACAGTCTTTATCACTAACTCTGTATCTGGTGAAAATGCAGAGTATGTTGGACAATATACAAGAACTAATGTTGGTGCTACTCTAGGAAACTGGTATTCCGCATTTGATGATGGTACTGCTCAAGTATCTTCTCCAACTATTGAGATGATGTCCGCATATTTTGCATCACTAACAGTTGGCGACTTTGAAGAGAGAAAGAATTCTAGTTACACCAAGTCTGGAATTAAATTCAACTTGGGCAATCCATCTATCCAAAACCCAGTCACCACCGTCACTGGTGGCGGTCTTGGCACTTTAACTGCATTAGATGCAAGTTACTTCCCACAAGAAGGATACTTAATCTATGAAATATCTGGACAACTCAATGTTGTTCAATATACTTCATTGGGTGGTTCTACATTCTCAAATGTCACTCAAGTACGCGGAGTTAATCCTCCAGTTGCTGGAACATTGATCCAACCATTTACAATTTCCTAAATATCCGTATAAATATAAATAACTCAGGCACAAACACAACGTCGGACAAAGAAACCCATGGCTGCTATTATCTCTGATAAGTTTCGTATTTTTAACGCGAAACAGTTCCTCGAATCCTTAACAGAAGGTCCTTCTGACACTAGTGCAGAGAGATCAAGAATGTACTTCTTTGTTGGGCGACCCCAACCATGGAGAGCATACTTGGAAGTATACTCCAAGGGATCAACCAATTTTACAGTTGGAAACGAAGTGTTCGTTGGAACATATGGTTCCACCGCTTTCCGTGCCACTGTTGCTGAAGTTTATGATAGTGCCCTTCTTCTGACCGACGTTTTTGGCAGCAACGGAACTAACTCTGTACCTCCTGTAGGCAGCGATCTTCTAGAGACTGCTGATGGTGGTTCGACGACTACAAGTGCTACTGCTAAGTCTGGCGTTTATCGTTATGCAACTGAGGAGATTCCACCCCTTCCCCTCGATAACCAGAGAGAAAAAGTCAATATCTATGACGAGATCATCGCTGCTAAGCGTATTACCGATGCTTTCGCAAGAACTGTTATCCGTCGCTACAACTGGGACGTAGTTGCTAATCCCAAGTTCGACATGTGGAAGCCTGACTACTCTGACACTCCTGGTGGCGGTGGTCAAGTTGGCAAGACAACTGCAACTGGTCAAACTTCAATTGCAGATGCTAAGTTCTATGTAATGAACTCTGACTACGAAGTATTCAAGTGCCTCTATAACGGTGAGGGTCCTGGAAACCTCTCTGGTCAGAATGCTACTGAAGAACCCAAGACTTCTGGCGGCAACTATGATGCTGCTACTGGTCTCTACACTGAGACCTCTGGTGCTGGATACATTTGGAAGTACATGTATACCACTCCAACCGATGATGTCCTAAGATTCCTATCTTCCGACTTCATGCCTATCGTTCTTCCTTCTAACAACTCTCGTGTTAACGTAGAGGCACAGGCAGTTGCTGGTGCTGTTGATGTTGTTCTAATTGAAGACGGTGGTCTAAACCTCCCCGCATCTCAGACTCTATACGCTGCTGTAGTTGGCGATGGTGCTGGCGGTGTCGTTGAGTTTGCTACCGATGGTTCTGGAACTATCACTTCTGCAAGCATCTGGTCTCGTGGATCAGGTTATACCTATGCTAGCGTACTTCTAGGCAATGGCAACCTCTTCTCTGACGCTGGTCTAACCACTGGTGTTGCAACTCCTGCTAACGCAGTTGGTGCTTTGGAAGTTGTTCTACCTCCTCAGGGTGGTCATGGTTCCGATCATGAACTAGAACTCAACGGTAAGCGCGTAATGACCAACATTCGCCTAACTTACTCTGAAGGTTCTGGAGACTTCCCTGTTGATAACGACTTCCGTCGTATCGGTATCATCAAGGATCCATACAACTACGGAACTACTACCTTCTCAACCGCAGACACCCTCTCTGGTTTGAAGGCAGTCAAGATCACTGGTGCAACTGCTGATTACATTCCTGATGAGACCATCACCCAGACTGTAACTGGTGGTACTGCATACGGTACTGTCGTTTCCTGGACTCTCGACAGCGGTTCAACTACCGATGGTGTTCTTAAGTACATCCAGACTGTTGATTCTCACGTCGATCAAGGTGTTGTAAGAGCATTTGAGGCAAGCGGTGCTAACGCTATCTCTGGTGGTCTATCTGCTGCACAGGGTAATGTTGATACTACCTATACAGGCGCTCTCCTCGGTTCTACCTTCGCAACTGGTCTAGATCCAAACAACCCAGGCGCAGGTGGTCTTGCAAATCCAGAGATTGAAAACAACTCTGGTGATGTTATCTACCTAGAGAACCGTCGTCTAATCACTCGTGCTCCTGACCAGATTGAAGACATCAAACTAGTCATCGAGTTCTGATTAAAACAAACAATTATTAATCCCTCCAGAGATGGGGGGATTTTTTTTATCTGTACTAAATACTAGAGACAAGATGCTAGTATTTGGCGGAGTACCATGCCACAGAAGACTAACCTTAATGTAAATCCTTATTATGAGGACTTCGATGCAAATAAGAATTTTTATAAGATCTTATTTCGTCCTGGGTATTCTATTCAGAGCAGGGAACTAACACAACTTCAATCTATTCTACAGAATCAGATTGAGTCTTTTGGTAAGTATGCTTTCAAGCAAGGCGACTTAGTGGTTCCTGGTGAGGTTGGTCTTAATACCAAGTTAGATTATGTCAAATTGTCTTCTGTATCAGAAGTTGCTATCAACGAAGGCAATACAGTCGTATATAAAAAATATGACATCAGTGATTTAACTGGTCTTCAACTACGAGGACTAAGTTCTGGTGTTGTCGCTACGGTACTTGCGATCAAACTAGCAACTGAAACGTCCGCTGACACACTGTATGTTAACTATTTGAACAGTGGAGATTCAAACACTTCTACCACCTTCCGCCAAGGTGAGACTCTAGAAGTTGTTGATGGTGTTAATACTCCTCTTCTTGTCGTAGGAACAGATGGTAGCGTTCTACCAACTAGCATTTCGGTAACAAATCCAGATACACAAGAGACTACATCTGTTAATAGTCCCGCTATGGGATATGCTTCTGCTGTCAAGGTAGAAGAAGGTATCTACTTCGTCAATGGATATTTTGTACGTAATCAGACTCAACTACTTGTTATTAATGATTATTACAATATCCCTTCTGCAAAAGTAGGATTTAAGATTACAGAAGAGATTGTATCTCCTGAGCAAGACGATAGTCTATATGATAACTCTATCGGATCTTCTAATTATACCGCACCTGGAGCACACAGACTCAAGATTTCACTTGAGTTGGTAAGGTATAATCTTGGAGAATCAACCGACAAGAACTTTATTCAGTTGATTACTGTATATAAAGGTGCAGTACAGAAAAAAGTCAGTCCAACAAACTACAATCTCCTAGAGCAAACTCTTGCACGTAGAACTTTTGACGAGAGTGGAGACTATGTTGTTGACAACTTCTCTGTAGACATCAGAGAATATGCACAAAGAAATAATAATGGTGGTCTCTATGCACCAGATGATTTCAATCTGTATAATGGATATACAGAGTCTGAAGCTGCTAGAAAGATGCTGGCAAGCATTGGTCCTGGTAAAGCATATATTAGAGGATATGAAATTGTCAACAAAGAGACAAAGTATCTAGAAGTAAATAAAGCAAGAGAAAGTCTCTCTAGCGACAATGTTCTACTCAAGTCAAAAGGACTACCAACATTTGTTGTTAATAATGTATATGGTAGCGTTCCTCTAAACAAAGAAGGTGGAGATCTCACTGCTTATCCATATGTAAATCTATATACTTCATTTAATGACGGTTCTGTTGGAACTAACAATACTGAGTCAGCATCTGATCATAGACAGACACTCAATAGAAGAGGAAAACTCTTTAATGCTAATCAGGCAGTAAAAACTATTACGATTGAAGTAACTAGTGCTACCAACCCACTTGGTTCTATTACAGATGGAACTTTTGAAAGCACTCTTGGTACTCTACACTTTATTAAGACCAGAAATGATGGAGGAAGTCCAACATCCACTGGATCATTCCAATCAATTGCATTTGCTAGTGTCAACAAACCACTAATCAATCCAGCAGATACTGTCAAGTTCCTAGAACTTACAATTGTTGGCGATAAAGATGATCTAGATTTGACAATGCTTGATTATGATCTAGGTGACTCAAATTTCAGAAGAAAAGTATTTTTAACAAGCAATGATGCTGCTGTTGATGCAAATCCACTCGGATATATTGTAGATTATAGTGAGAGCATCACTCCTTTGATTGGTAGAGCAAAACCAAACAACTTCTTCTTACAAAACAGAGGTGCTGGTTTTAATTCCGACTCAGATGTTGTACTTTCAAAAGGTCGTTTAGCAGAAGGAACTGCATCTTACAATGCAAACTTTGGTCTTTCATACTTTGATCCTCAATTCTTTACTAAGATTAAACTAGATGCTGCTCCAAGTGCAGGTTTTGGAGTTGGTAAGTATATCTTTGGATTGAAGAGTGGCGCTTATGGTGTCGTCGAAGGACCACCTAATGGTAAGTATTCTGTTGGAAAAACTCTATTTGTAAAAACTCTGTTTGGCAGATTCCAATCTGGTGAGACTCTAAGAGACGAAGCAGGCAATACTAATAGAATTGCTACTGACAATACTATCTCACACTTCGTTGTTGTCAATAGAGGACTTGGATATGCTGATGGTTTGACACTGATGATTAATGGTGTCAATTACGATCCTTCAGTTGTAGAAGTTTCCCGCAGAAACAATGGTGAGGTTTATCGTGTTTCTATCAATAATAGAACAGCACTACTTACAGAATTTGTTCAACCACCAGCAGTTTCTATTGTACAACCAGATGGTTCTAGTGAACCAACTCAAGGTGCAGTAATTCTACCAGTTCTTACTAGAAATGCAGTAACAACTTATACCCCACAGAATGTTAAGTCTGTTGCAGCAGAGTATGGTTCTGGAAATGCAAACGTATTTACTGCTGACGTTGTAGTAGATGATCGTACTTTGTCCGAGATCAAGTCTGTAACTGACTTTACTTTCTTTGGATCTAAAGGATACAACTTTATCGAGTCAACTAGTTTCAATGCAGATGCTAGCACTCTACTACAGCAAGGAGACATTGTACAGTTCTCTGATGTTGATAACAACTTAATTCGTGCAACCGTACAATATGCAACCGAGCAAGAAGGTGTTGCTAAGTCTAGAGTTTATCTTGACATTGCTCTACCTGGAGATGTTGTTAATACCAGTATTGTTCGTTTGCGTCCAAAAGTACAAAACTCTAACCAAGGATCTCTAGTATTCCCAACAGGTAGCAATCAGATCAAGAAGATTGCTGCTAATTCGGAAGATACTAAGATTAAGTATTACCTACGTAGAGACTTCTTAACTACGGCATCTAGTGGTGGCGGTACTATTACGTTTGCTGCACAACTAGAATTTGGTACTCAGAGATTTGTTTCCTTCACAGAGCAAAACTTTATCATCACCGTATTAGATAAAGGAGATGCAACCAACATTGAAGATGGTGATATTATCTATGTCGATAGAGATAATGTAGCAATTACATCTTCTACGGATACTGCAAGCGGTTTGACTTCTGGTAGTATTAGTTTGAATCTACCATCAACTTATTTTGGCACAATTGCTTCTAATGGCAACTTCCCCAAACTAAAACTAACTGCAACTATTGAAGTTGAAAATGCAAAACCAAGACTAAAGACTTCGGTTGAGAACAAGAGAATTGTTGTTTCTTCTGCTGGTGATAGAGTTATCCCATTCAGAGGAACTGATTATGATACTGATATCGTTGAAATTCTATCTTACTCTGATGCATACAAACTAAGATATGTTTATGAAGGTTCTGCAACTCAACCACCACAGGTTGATACTTCTGGAAATCTCATCTCTGGTAATGATGTAACCGATAGATTCACATTTGACAATGGTCAAAGAGATACAGTCTATGACGTTTCCAGAATTGTTCTAAAACCAGGATTTGAGCAGACTACTGGTCAACTTCTAATTGCATTCGATTATTTTGAACAGTCTCAAGGAGACTTCTGTACTATCGATAGTTATCTACACGAAGCAGGCGTACCAGAGGATGAAATTCCTTCATTCAATTCATCTGTTCATGGTAATGTAAGTCTAAGAAATGTCATTGACTTCAGACCAAAAGTAGATAGCACTGCAGTTATTGCTGGTTTCCAAGATACATCTTCTCTATCATACAACGTTGGAGCATTCTCTGGTGCTGGTGCTGTTGTAGCATCTACTCCTGCACCTGATACTAATTTAGAATACACAGTATCGTTTAGTCAAGTTCAATATCTTGACAGAATTGATGGTGTGTTCCTCAATAAGAAGGGAGAGTTTCTTGTCAAAGAAGGTAATTCTTCACTCAACCCATCAAAACCAGATCCAATTGATGATGCCGTACCTCTATTCTATGTACATATCCCTGCATTTACTCAGTCTAGCAAGGATGTAAGAATTACTCCTGTCGATAATCGTCGCTATACAATGCGTGATATCGGCAAACTAGAGAAGCGTATTGAGCGTCTTGAGTATTATACCACACTTAGCATTCTAGAGCAGCAAGCTCTTAACATGCAAGTCAAAGATGAGATTGGTTTAGACAGATTTAAGAGTGGATTTATTGTAGATAACTTTGAAGCACATAGAAGTGGTAATCTATCTGCTTTAGACTATCAATGTTCTATCGATTCTCAGCAATCAGTATTACGCCCTCAGTCAAAAGAAGATTCTTTCCTCCTCAAGGAAGTGAATACCAGAGAAGACCAAAGAATCGTATCTGGTTATAAGAAGTCTGGCGACATTATTACACTACCATATTCAAGTCTATCTTTGCTTGGCAATGACTTTGCATCCAAGACACTAAATCCAAATCCATTTGTTGTTCTTCAGTATGTTGGAGATGCTGAAGTATCACCAAGCATTGATCAGTGGTACGATGATACACAAGAACCACTAGTTGTAGATACTAATACAGACATCTATAAGATCTTCCTTGCCAAAGAAGATGTCAGAGAGAGTCTTTCCAGTCTACACAACTCGTTTGTAATTAACTGGGTTGGTTCTTCACCATCATTTACAGCAATCAATTCTCTCGGTGGTGTCAATTCACAAGATGCAGTTGCTACTGTAAGTGCTGCTTCTGTAGGTAGCACCTCAAACATCAGTCCACAAAACAACGAAGTTGGCAAGGGTGTACAAAATAAAACTACCAGAGGCAATAGTGTTTCAACAGCACTACAGTTCTTTGCTAGAAGCGTACCCATTAAGTTTGTTGTAAGAAGACTAAAACCAAATACTGAGATCTCAGTATTCTTAGAGGGAAGAAACATTAGCAGATGGGTCAATCCCGATCTGAGATTCACTGGTATTGCTGGTAGTTCTCCATCAGCATTCAACGGTAAGATTACCACTGACGATGATGGCAATGCTAGCGGCACCATTCTTCTCCCAGCAGGTGCTCCTCCTAGAGAAAACGCTACCTGGACTGGAGATGTAGATACTGTTGATTATGATTCATCCGCAGAAGAAGTAAGAATCTCTGCAGGTATTAAGACCTTCAGATTTACTTCTAGTGCAACTGATGCAGATAAGACAACAGTAGATACTTACGCCGAAGTTAAGTATTATGCAACTGGTATTCTACCAGAAAATCCTGTCAGCATTATCTCTACAAAACCATCATACTTCAAAGCAAACGAAGGTGTACAATTTGTAGATAGCAACACTGATAATCCAGTAAGACCTAACCCACTTGCTCAAACTTTCAAGATTGAGAACTACGAAGGTGGATTGTTCACAACTGGTTTAGATCTGTACTTCAATAAGAAGAGTTCTACAATTCCAGTAAAAGTATATCTAACCAATGTTGATTCCGACAAACCTGGCAAGAACATCATTCCTGGAACCGAAAGAGTCCTCTCTCCATATACATTCTTGAAGTTCTTCACCAACGGAAACGTATATATTACTCAGGGTGAGAGTATCACTGGCGCAACTTCTGCTGCTAGTGGTCCTCTTGCTAAGGTTATCGATAAGAACGGTGTTGAGTTAGTTCCATCTTCATCAGGAAAATACCTGCTCACTAATGAGCAAGTTTATACAATGGTCTTGAGCAATCATAACGGTCGCTCATTTAGTCAGAACGAAAATTTAATCATCCCATCTGTTGTATTGGCAAATGCTACCGAGGGTAAAACATCTGTACTAACCATTGCGAAGGATAGCGGAAAACTCTCTTCTATCCGTGTATTGAATCCTGGTGATAACTACGAAAGTGCAATTCTGACTATCGAGAGTCCACAACTCCCAGGTGGTTCTGTTGCAACAGCAAGAGTAGGAGTATCTGGTGGTAAAGTTTATAATACAGAGATCTCTCTAACTGGTTTCGGATACACCGAAGCACCATCAGTTGTTGTCAGAGGCGTCGGTAATGGCGCTGGAGGATGCGTAGTAGAGACTTCTATTGAGATCGACACACCTGCAGTTAGAATGGGCATAGCAGTCGATCAGGAAGGTCTGACGGACTCTACAGTTCCAACACACTTCATGTTTGATCATCCAGTCTATCTACAGAATGACACCGAATATGCTCTAGCAGTAGAGACCGATTCTACTGATTATGAACTTTGGGTATCTAGACTAGGAGAGATCGACGTTGCAACTAGCACTGTAATTACTACACAACCTTCACTAGGTTCAGTATACAGATCTCAAAACGTTGATGTTTGGACAGAAGATATTTTTGAAGATCTCAAATTCACTCTCTACAGAGCAGAGTTTGCTATTGACAGACCATGTGAACTTCTTCTCAAGAATGAGTCTCTTGGTTATGAACTTCTGAATAAGAATCCATTTGCTACTAACGCAACTGCAAATACAAATGCAACTTCCAAACTATTTAAAAACAACAACAGCGTTGTAAGAGTATCTCATAGAGATAATGGTTTCGAGGGAACTGGAGACTCTTATGTATTCTTCAGAACTGCACAGCAGACTGGTGGTGTTACATCTGACGTTCTTAATAATTCACTATTCAAAGTTTCAAACACTGGTGTAGATTCATATAACATCGTTTCTAGCATCCAAGCATCTGGCAATTCAATTGGCGGTGGTGAGACAGTATATGCATCATACAACAGAAAGTTTGAAACACTATATCCTCAGGTTCAGTATTTGACATTTACTGGAACTAAGATTGAATCTATGGTTAAGACAACCAACATGATCCCTGTTGATTCTAGCACAACCAATTATACATCATATTCACAATCTGAATATGAGAAGACTTTCTTGAATGAACCACATTACTTCACAAATCAGAAAGTTCTTGCTTCTGAAATCAATGAAACTCTAAATGATCTAGATGAGTCTCTAGTGTATAAGTTAGATCTTTCATCCACAGTATCATACCTATCTCCTGTAATTGATCTTGCAACTAGCAGCGTCAAGACTGCATCGAATAGAATTGATAATGCTTATGGTCAGGAAGATAGATTCGGTAGAAGAGATCAAATCGTAGAGTTCTACCCAGTATATACTTTTGAAATTTCTGATCTAGGTGATGTTGATATTACCAATAACCAGTCTATTGAAGGATACACTTCTAAAGCATCTGGAACTATTGCTAAGGTAGATGGTACTACAGTATGGGTGAGAGTTAAGACTACACAATTCTTCCAGAAGGGTGAGAGAGTAACTCTTGGTAGTCAGTTGACATTAGTAGAGAATGTTGGTGGCGAAGATCTACCACTAGGCAAGATCGGAACAAATCCATCACAGATTCTAGTCAATATTAACGACGCATCTACTATTGTCGCTAGAAACCCATCCACCATCACCGAAACATATGATAATGTGGTTACTGGTAAAACTGTTATCTGGAACAATCAAACTCAAGAATTGACTCTTAGAGTTGATACCCAACCAATTCTAGATGATTTTACAGGAAGAATCCAAGACAATACTGCGTTCAATAGAAATGCAATTGTTGGAGATCAGGTAAATGATATCTTTAGAGTTGGAGACTTTATTAAGTATCCAGAGCAAACAGATGACGAGGCATACTTCCTAGAGATTGGCACAGTATCCTACACTAATGGATCCGAATTTGTTCCCGAAGATAGTTCTAGAAACAGTTCTTCTATTGCGAAGTATATTACCAAAGAGGTTGCCATTAGCAGTCCTGCTACTGCAATTGATGTACATCTAACTGTCAATGTAAAAGACTTTGCAAATGTCAAGGTTCTTTACAAGTACAAGAAAGCATCATCGCAGGAGAACTTCGATGACCTTGATTGGGAATACTTCAATGTAGATGGATCTCCAGATAACCTGGAAATTGCTACTCCAGAGAATAGCATTTCTAGTGTTGTTGAGAAGCAATCTTCTTATCAAGATGTCAAGTATAGCGTATCAGATCTACCTGAGTTCTCATCCTTTGCGATTAAGGTTGTTATGAAGGGTGTAGATCCCGCGTTTGTTCCTAAGATCCAAGACATTCGAGCTGTCGCTGCTTTCTAATTCCGCGCATGAATTATATCAAAGTTGAAGGGCATGATGGTCTCGTTAGAGACGAGACCACAGGTGCCATCTTGAATCACGACGATTCTGCTATACAAGCTCGTCGTAAACAAAAACAACTGAATTCCGCGTTGGAAGACATAAATATGTTGAAGAATGAAATCTCTGAAATCAAATCACTACTTAGAGAGTTAGTAAAAGATGCCCGCAATTAACGTCGCAAGAACTGACACCTTTGAACAGCAAAGGGTCAAAATTAATGAAATTTCAAACGCGATTTTCAACATCACTGCTGGTGGTAGTGATCTCGCTACTGGCAAATTAAGGATTGGAGATGGTACTAAACAAGAACCATCTCTAGCATTTGAGAATGATACCACACTAGGTATCTACAGAGCAAATGTTGGTGTCTTAGGATTTGTTGCCCAAGATAAAAAAATTGTTAATTTTTCTTCTACTGAGATTCTTGGTTTCCAAAGTTTCAATTTACAGAAGAATGTTGTAAGCGAAGTTATTATCTCTAATGCTGGTCAAAATTATGATGCTGGCATTTATAGTGATGTATTTGTCAATGGAGGAACTGGTAGTGCCCTCTCATTAGATATTGAAGTTATTGCACATGATGGTGTAATTAATAATACAGGAGAAGGATATACACCAGGATCATTTAGTAATATTCCTCTAACTGGAGGAAATGGTAGTGGTGCTCTCCTTAACTTCACTGTAGAAGAGATTGTAGGTGATATCACTAATGCTGGTTCTGCTTACGCTCCTGGTAATTATTTTAGCGTACCGTTAACTACGAGTGGAAGTGGTTCAAATGCAACTGCAGATATTCTAATTGATGGTACTGTTGATTATAATGCATCTATCACAAACGCTGGTACTGGTTATACAGAAGGAACATATGAGGGAGTAAGTCTTTTTAACGCTGCAACAACAACGTATACAGTTGCTGCTATTACAAACCCAGGAACTCCACCACCATCTGAAGTTTATACTATTAATGGCAATACTCAACAGGTTCTAACTCTAACTGTAGGAAACACATATAGATTTGATGTTTCTGATGCAAGCTTGACAACTCACCCATTAGCTTTCCAAAATACTGGGGGAGAACCTTTAGATCCAGTATTCTTCTCTACTCAGTTTGCTGGAATCCCTGGAAATGCTGGTGCTTTTATTGATCTTATCATTAAACCAGGCGCTCCAACTACTGCGATTGAATATTATTGCACCAGTCATTCTGGAATGGGTGCAGCTATCAATCTACAAACTGGTGCTGCAGGAAGTTCTGGTAATGGAATGACTATAGACATTGAAGTTGACGCTTCTGGTGTCGTAACTTCAGCATCTATGAATACAGCTGGACAGGGATACTCCACTGGCGATGTTCTAAGTGCTTTAGATACTATCTTAATTGGTGCTGGTAATGGATTTGAATACACATTAGGAGGATCATTTACTTATACTGGTACTGTTAGTAGTATCACTATTACCAATCAAGGTAGTGGTTATGAGACAGGAGATACACTATCCATTGCAGATGCTGATGTTGGCGGTGGAGGTGGATCTGGATTTTTATACACAATCACATCAAACCCTGGAAGTATAACTGGTATTTTCTGGCAAGACAGAGGAACAGGATATCTAGTTGGTGATACATTAAATCCTGCAGGACCAGTAAATAATGTCGCTACTACTTTAAGTGGAACTGTTGCTGGTGTCAGTGGATCTTGCTTGCAAGCAAGTACAACAATTACTGTTACTTCGACAACAGGAATTCTGAATGGAATGATTGTTAGTGGAGATCAGATTGATGCTGGTACAACAGTAGTCAATGTTATAAATGCAACTCAAATTGAAATTTCTGCTAATCCAACTGCTGATGAACCAAGTGCAACATTTAGTTTCTCTGGTCCTGGTCTGAATAACGTACTCAGCGTTGCTACAACTGCTGGTATTTTTGAAGGAATGATTGTTACTGTTGCTAGTGGTGTTGGAACATTGCTACCAAACACCACGGTACAGAGTGTTGATTCAGACAACAATGAAATTACCATTTCACAAGATGCAGATAGTCCTGGAAATGTTAGCGTTAACTTCACACCTCCATATGGAACTGGATCTCCTTCATGGGAGTATGAAATAAACAGTGTTGGTGTTGTTGACACAATTGCTGTTAATGGAGAGGGTAATGGATATGAAATTGGTGATCAAATCACTGTTGATGAATCTCTACTAGTACAACCAGAGACATTTGCAGTTACAAACCAATCTTTAACGAAGATTACATTTGCAACACCACCTGCTGCAGGAACATTTACTACTAGTGATCAGATCACAGAAGATGGAGTCATTAACTTTGATGTTGTTCTAGTAAAAGAGTCGGGTGGATCAACAGATTATATCTTAGTTCAAAATACAACAATTGTTGCTGGTGCTGATATTGAAACAGTAGCAAATCCTGGTACTACCTACACCACAAATACAATTGAAAATACATTTAGATATGCAATTGATGGATCTATTGAACCATCTATTACTTTATATGTTGGAAGTTCATATACATTTGATCTATCGGATGGTACTAACTCAGGTCATCTATTTGCTCTTAGTGCATTTAGAGATGGTGTATATGCTCCAAGTATTGTAGAAAACGTAACTGTCGATCTTACAGCAAATAGTGCAGAAATCACAGTTACTGCTGCACAAGCAGCTGCTATTCTACCAGGGATGGCAATCACTCAGACATCTGGAAGTGGAATTCCCAGTGGAACTACAGTTGTATCTGTTAATACAGGAACTAATGTAGTAACAATGAGCAATAACTCATTGATTGATACTACTGGTTCTGTATTAGATTTTGCTGGTGTAGAATATACTGATGGAGTAACTAGAACTGATGAGTCTTTAACTATTATTGTTAGAGACACCACACCAACTCTTTATTACTATTGCGGAACGGGAGTTGGACATGAAAATGAAGGTGGTTTTGACAATGAAGAAATTGCAATTACTATCGATCCAAATAATCCAAAAACTTTTGGATCTGACGCTCTATTTGTAGTTTCTGATATCACAAGTAGCAATTCTGTTGGACTGGATATTGTTGAGGGAGAAGTTACAGCAGATAAAGTTACCACAACAAATGGAACGATTACAACTCTAGAATCAACATCTCTTACTTCACAAACTGGAGATTTTACTACTTCTATTACATCTCCTTTGTTGAATAGAGAGTCCGATAACTTTGAATTAATTGCAGGTACTTTTAATGTAAATGCATCTATCAATGTCAACGATAAACTAACTATTGCAAAAACCACTGGTAATTTAGAAACTAGTGGATATGTCAAGATTTCGGATTATCTGTTGATTGATAATCTACTCAAGATTGATACCAATGTTATTTCCACAATTACACAGCAAGATATTGTTTTACAACCTTCTGTTGGAAAACTAGTCAAGTGTGATGCTACCAGTGCATTGGTAGTTCCTGCTGGTACTACTATCCAAAGACCAGGCGTTGCTACTGCTATTGATGGATCTATTAGATACAATACTCAAACAGAGCAGTATGAAGGATATAATGGAACTAATCAATCTTGGTCATCACTTGGTGGTGTTAGAGACCTAGATGGAAACACCTATATTCTAGCAGAAGAAACTACAGGAGCAAACGATAATACGTTGTGGTTCATTAACGACAACGTTAATACCATGAAGTTTACTCCAAACTACATGGAGTTTGTAAATGTAAAGAAAGCAAGATCTCTTAACGTATCTGCTCCTACATTTATTGAGTGGAGAGCAAACATTCCTGTAAACCTAGGACAGTTTGTTAAGTATAAGAATAATCTTTATGAAGTAACTGTTGGTGGTACAACAGGAACATCTGGTTCTGAACCTGTTCATACAAGTGGAGCAGTAGCAAACGGATCTGCTGAACTAACTTGGTCTCAACTTGCTGTTGCACCGATTACATTTGAAGACTACGAAGAGTTTAGATTTGATCCATTTGGATCATCACCAGTCAGGGTTAATAATAATCTCAAGTTCCAAAATGCTACCATTTCTACATCAGTAGATGACCTAACCCTATCACCAAACTCTGGTAAGAAGATTGTCTGTGATGCAGCAACCACACTTGCTCTACCTGTAGGTGCTGACGCTGACAGAGGTGTTCCTATTCAAGGTTCTGTTAGATTCAGTACAACTTCTGGTCAATTTGAAGGATACGATGGAGCAAACTGGGGTTCTCTTGGTGGTGTTAAGGACGTTGATCAAAACACTTACATTATTCCAGAATCTTCTCCTGGAGCAAACGAGAATACACTGTACTTCTACAATGATGGACAGAAGAGTGCTGAGTTAACAACAACTGCACTTGACTTCTATGCGGTCGATGCTGTTCGATCAATGACATCTGATGAATTTGAATTGACTGCATCTCTATTAACTATTGATCAGTCTGCAACTACATTAGACAACACTTCTGCCACAACTACATTCTTACATTCATCTAAGCAATACTTCGATATCGGACTTTCTGCTGGTGTTACAGTAGATCCTATTCTAAGACTAGATGATCAGGGTGATGTTTATTTCAATACAACATTTGGTTCTGGATTTAATGGTGTTAAGATCTTTGATAGCGAACTTAAAGAATTTGAACTTGCTGATGTTCGTATTTTAACAGATAAGATTACTTTAATCAAAGGAACGATTGATAATGGAGGCAGTGAAATTTATTCTGCTGCAACTGAAGAAAGTGCAAAGGTTGTTGTTACTGCACACAACCCAACCACGAATGATAAGCAAATGATTGAATTTGGTTGTATTGATAACGGAACAGATGTCTATTATACAGAGTATAACAATATACTAACTGGAGTTAGACTATTTGAACCAACCTTTGAATACACTGCAAATAATACCGTCAGACTAAATATCTCAGTTGGGGCTGACGTTGGTGGCACCCAGAACGTTAATATCACCGTTGTTTCGCACATTACTAAGAAATAAAAATGGCATCTACAAAAGAAAAGTTTGATTCAGCTGGTGGATTTTCTGTAGAAAAAACAGTTCATATTGATGAACTGCACAATATTCAGAATATAAACTCTGTAGAATTAAAGAATACATATTATGCTGATAGCAGACATAAAACTGTTATTCTCCGTGGACTCAATACGGCAGTTCTACAGTTAGATGACATTGGAACACAACCTACAATTGATAACAATACCATTAACTTTATTACTGGAAGAGTTATTGCAGTAAACCCACAAGGCACTGTTTATTCTGCAAAATTAGAGTCTGTTGTTACGTGTGGTCCCGCTGGAGCAACAACAGTTTTATCCACAATGACTACTGTTATTAAGGATGATATTCCAACTGGTCAGACATGGGACATTGTTCCATTGGGATCAACAAACCGTTTCAGTTATTCAACTACGAGAGCAGGCACGACAAATACAATCAAGTGGTTAGTGGCTACTGAGATTGTTAGTATTGCATGGACCTGATGCTAAATATAACAGAGGATAACTAGGCGGAGCACGCGAGCGTCATGAGTTTTAATATCAATTCCGATAAAGAGTTTATTAGAGGTTCAAAACCTCAACTCATCGGTGATAACGAACTTACTATTAGAGCAGGTTCTGGTACTCTCGAAAGAGAGATTATTAGAACACAATTAGATGCAAACACAGGATTGCCTCGTGTTGGTATTAACAGAACAGGACAAAGAGTCAACGAAGTTAATATCACTTCTGGTGGTTCTGGATATACAACTGCTCCCAGTGTTCAAATTGATCCTCCTTCTACTCCTGGTGGACAGCAAGCACTAGCATCTGCTTTTATCTTTAACGGGCAAGTAATTAACATTGCTATCAACAACCCTGGTAGTGGATATACTTCTGCTCCTGAAGTAACTATTAGTGGTGGTGGAGGTGCTGGTGCCGACGCAGACGCAGTTCTTGATACCGTTGATTTTGAACTTGACATCAATGGTGCTATTAGAACTTCAACGTCGATCATTTCAGACACGGCAAGAATTCTAAACCTTGATATTGATAATGTTGTTACTCCTGACCTAGTATTAAGAGGTCCAAACCTCAAGACATACATGAATGGCACTGGAACCCTTTGGGATTCCAATGTTATTGTACAGAAAGATGCTTACAGATATTTTGGTGCAAACGTATATCAAGCAATTGAAACTGGCACCACATCAGATTCTGCACCAGTACATACTGATGGTATTGAACTAAATGGTACTGTTCCATTTAAGCATATTGGTATTAGATCAAATGACCAGAATGCATTTGCATTTGGTGAAACTGGAGAAGCAGGCATCTTCCCTCGTTCTATTACCCCATTACTTGGTGATAGATCCGATAGAATTGCTACTACAGAATACGTCCTCAACCTAGCGACAAATGACGTTGGTGGTCGTATCTATGTTTCTGAGCAGATTGGTTCTGACTTGAACGATGGTCGTTCAGCAGTTAATCCTGTTCGTACAATTAAGAAGGCAGCGCAACTAGCGTGGGCAACTCCTGGCGTCAAAGAAACGCTAGTTGTTTCTGGTGGTGATTACCTAGAAGATAACCCAATCTCTCTACCACCAGATTGTTCTATTGTTGGTGATAACTTACGTCTTGTAATCATCAGACCAAAAAACCCTGGCAAGCATATTGTCAAGTTTGGTGATAAGAACTATGTTATTGGTGTCACTTACAGAGACCAGATTGATGCTAACGGAGATCCCGTTGCTACTTGGGATTTTGCTATGGTCTTTGATGACAAGCAAAGAATTTGTATTGACAAAGAAGCAAATGGCGATTTTGGCACTGCATACCCAATCGGTCACCAAATTTTTGGACCAGACAGATTCCGTGTTGATTTCCAACAGAACACTGGTCTACAACAACTTACGACTGGATTAACAGTTGTTGGTGTTAACACTGGTGCTAGAGCAACTATCATTGATAACACATTTACAACAACTACAGGTGCTAGTGCATACATTAGTGGTACACTCGATGTAGAACTAACCAGTGGTTCTTTTGTAGAAGGTGAACAATTTAGATACATTACTTCTGCATCTACCAATAGTGCAATTACTGCATTCACTATTACGGAAACTAGTGGTCAAAATACATTCAGAACGACTACAGATCCAACGTCAGAAATTCCTGGTGGTTCGTACCTCTATCTAGATGATATTGATGATTCTAGTTTCACTCAAGGATACTACGAAGTTGCTAGTATTACACCAGATGATGATGTCAATCCAACTTATTGGGATGTTGAGGTTGTTCCTATTCTAGGATCCCCACAATGGAATACAACTCAATCAGAAGGCATTTTAATTTATGATGCTAGTGTAGTATCATACACATTCGACTCTACAAGTCTAAAGTCAATTAGAGCAGAAGGTGAAGTTGTATCTGTTGATGATGACATCACAAATACTTTACCTATTCAGAGAATCGACTTCTCTCTACAGGGTGATCCATCTATTGCAACTGGTGGTTTCCAGTCCGCTCAGTTTGGTAATGCTGAAGACCTTGGTGGTATTGTATTCTACACCAACGAACTAGTTGGTAGAGCAAATACTCACGACTTCAAAGAAGGTCAAGAAATTTTAATTCAAGGACTACCAACTGGCGGAGGAACAGACTTAGGATTCCTAAATGGTAAGCAAAGAATCTATAAGGTTCTAGAAGATGCTGACGGTCGTGCAAGAAGATTCGTTATTCCTAAAAAGTCATCAATTAACGATGCAAACTTTGATCCTGGTCAAAACGCTACAGTAAGCACCTTCTCTAAGAGTATTACTCTATCACTACTCAACTCACCAAACACCTTCCCTCTTGCAACACCTGTAGATAGAAGGTATCAAGATGCTTGTACTTTCATCCGCAACAACAGAGAGTTTATTGCTGATGAAGTCGTCGGAAGAATTAATGATGAATTTAAGAAAGATCACTATGCAGTCTATGATGTTTCTGGAAATGATTTCAAAATCTATCTTGGAACTTCGGGTCCTGCAAACATTTATGACAACACAAATCCAACTGGCACAGTAAGTTTTGGTGGTAGTGTATATAATATCACCGATTTTGTCTATGATAATACAGTCACTGGTGTAGCGACGATTACAACTAGCGTTTCAATCCCATCACTTAACGAAGATGATATTGTTAAGTTAGCAGGAATTGAAGTCAGTTGCGATAATGGAACTAAGATTTACCCAGCATACTCTTCTCCTGGAAGTGATGATCAGTGTCGCGAAGATGTCATTCACTTCTGTAATGCAATTGTCAGAGATTTAGAATTTGGATCAAACCACAATGTTATTGAAGCAGCACAAAAATATATTGTTGGTGCTAAAGTTACATATGTAGAAAACGAAATTATTCAAACTGTACGTGCAATTGAATATGCACGAGAGTTGTGCATCTATGCAATGAGAAACTGGAGAACCGAAAACGGAACTCCATCGGATCCAGTATATGTACCACAATATTCTTCTGTAACAAGATACTTTGATGATACTGTTATCACAACAACAGCAGGAACACCTGCTTGTGCCAACGTAGCATCTGCTATTGACGCTCTAGCATTTCTCTGGGTAGATGTTATTTCAAATGATGCAAGTGGTACGTATCTAGATGCTGCATATTTGATTGCTAGAAACAGAGATGTGATTGCAGATCAGGCACTGATTGATACCGAGACAGCTTATCCTGGATTGGGTCTAGATGATATCAATCAAAGAAAGTGTCGCAGAGATATTAACTATGTACTTGGTGGATTGATTAGAGACCTTGTTCTTGGTGGAAACTCTGGTATTGTAACAAATGCAGAATTCTACTTCACTGGAACTGAACTTACTGGAATTCCAGAAACTCAAAAAGCTGAAACTATCTACGCATTCCAGAGAGTAGCAGAGTATGCCAAGCAGGCAATGCGTAATTGGTCTAGCAGTGGAAACATCACTGCTTCTGCACCAACCAATGCTACTTATAGTCCAACCAGTGGTCAACTTATTCTTACTATCCCAACCGCAAATCTCCCTGCAGGGTTCCGTGGAGGTACTCCAGATAGCAGAGTAGGATTCCAGTTGGGAGCATTATCTTTCACCTGCAATCATGATGGTGGTGGAACAGACGCAAGTCCAAAAATTCTGGATGCAAACGTAGGTCAATCATTCCCAGTTCTAGGATATAGTGAGAGTGGTGGTATTTCTACAATCCAGTTGAATGTTGGTCCTGCTGGAAGTAATACAGATGCACATACTTTTGATAGTGCTCTTCCAAACGGAACAATTTTCGTAAGTGATTACACAGCACTAACTACACCTATTCCTAGATTTGAGGACCACTCGATTCTAACAGATTATCCAAACACACCATTGTGTGCTGGTGTAGAATCAACAATCTCTACTGCAATGGGTCTGTTTGAGGACATCCTCGATGGAACTATTGAACCTGGAGCAACTACAAAAACTACAGGAACAATCTTCGATCCTGCGGAGATTATTACATATCCAGATTCTTACATCTATGACCAGAATAACGTCAGAACGGCAGTTCGTGCTATCTATGATGATTATCCAATCATTGAAGCATCACCATATACTCAGAACTCTTCTGTTATCTCTTTCCTTGGTGGTAGTGGTGCTCTGGTCGATGGTTCTAAGGTCAAGCAACCCAACTGTCCTTTCCCAGGTCTAGAGTTAGACGGAACAGCGTCCTTCCCTAACCAGGGTAAGTCGATGGTTGCATCTGCATTCACCATCGTCTCCTTTGGTGGTACAGGATACAAGGTTATCGAAGATGGATACACCCAGTTGGTTTCGGTCTTCGTTATCTTCTGTGCTGACGGTGTGCTTGCTGAGTCTGGTGGTTATTGCTCCATCACGAACTCTGCTACTAACTTTGGTATCCACGCTCTTCGTGGTGTTGGATTCAGAAGAGAAGCATATAGTTTTGACGTTGGAACAATCACCAACGTATCCTCTACCCCAACTGGTAGAGCAATTCTGACAGTTGATGGTCTTGGAAGAGAACCACTAGAGCATTATGTTGTCAAGATTGACGGATATGAAAATACAAACGAAGTAGAATACTTCATTGATTCTGTAGGAGATGTAGGTGCTGGACCACCGTTCCAAGCAGATCTTACCATCGATGATGGTCAAGGTCAACCTATGGACATCACTGACAGTGCTACTGGTCTTCCAGTTTCCACCAGTGTTCTTACTGGTAAAACAATCAGACTACACAGACCTTCTATCGTTAACTCTTCTTCCCACACTTGGGAATTTGCAGGTTCTGGTACTAACTACTTAGCACTACCTGAGAACGGTGGTACTAAGGATGAGGCAGAAGAGCAGGTATCAGAAAACTATGGTCGTGTGTATGTCTCAGGTACTGACGAACTAGGCGACTTCAAGGTTGGTACGTTCGCTAGAATTGAGAACAGAACTGGCGCTATCACCTTTACAGGTACGGTTACCATCTCAGAAGTTGAATTCTTGAAACTGAAGGGTGGCGACGTTGTTGTTACTGGATTCTCTGCTGATAATACTCTTGGTGGAGCAGCAACTAGCGACTCTGTACTACCTACTCAGAAGGCAGTTAGAGATTATATCACTAACAACCTTGGTCCTTTCATCAACAAACCATACTCCACGAACGCTGTTCCTAGAGCACTGGTCGAACTTACTGATTCTGGTAAGATCTCTATTGACCAGATCCCAGCACTCAGACCATTTGAAGTCTATACTGTTGCTGACGCTGCAGCAAGACGTTCTATTGAAGGCGCACTTGCTGGTGATATTGCTATCCAACAGGATACAAACGCATCGTTTATTCTTAACAACGATCTAACCAGTCAGTTCTTAGCATTCCAACCAGATCCAACACTACAGTTTACTCTCAATGACATCTTTACTGGTAGTGTATCTAATGGTCGTATTCAGGCAACTGAGTATAGAGAAGGTGTTGTCTATACCCTAACTCTAACTAATGGTGGTTCTGGATATACCCAGGCACCAACAGTCCAAATTAACGGAACTCTAGGTCAAGGTGGTGTAGAAGCTAAAGCGGAATGTACTATCGCAAATGGCGAAGTTGTAACTATTTCGCTAATTGAATACAATGGATATATTGGTGGTAAAGGATATTCTTCTACTGATCCAATTACTGTTGTTATTACTTCACCTCCTGGAGCAGGTGTTACAGCACAGGCAAACGCTTTACTTGAATCAAGACTTTACGGTGATATCGTCAACAGAATTCAAATTGAAGATACCGATACTATTGAAAGTAGCGATGTTCCATCGGTAACAGTTAACTTAACTAGAGTCGTTAATACATCTTCTTCACTAGAATCTAACTGGGTAGCACTATCTTCAAACCAGATTGCTGCTTCTGATATTACTAGTGGTGTTCTTGAGACAGATAGACTTGCTCTTGGTGGCACTGCAAACTCCTTTACATTCTTGAGAGGAGACTCAAACTTTGCACTTGCAGTTCAGTCGATCAAAGGTGCTGAAGTTAGATACTTTGCTAAACTATATTCTCAAGCAAGTGGTGGATCTAGTCAACTTGTTTTCACCACAAACTCTGACTTCTTAAAAGGTCATGAAGTTCTTCCTTCCGTAAATGGAATTCCATTAAACACAACCATTGACGGCGTACTTACCTCAGGTGGATTAACAACAATTGCGTTGAATAATGCAATTACTCAGACCATCAACGCTGGAACAGTCATTGAATTTGAGCGTGGTGCATCACCAATGGTCTTTGAGTCCACATACACTCAAGGAAATTTTGTTGATAGCATTATCATCACTAATGGTGGTAGTGGATTTACAAACGGACAATATTTTGACGTTGGACTTGACGGTGGTACTGGCACAGGACTAAAAGCAACGATCACAGTTTCTGGTAATACAATTACAGAACTAGTTGTAACTGATGGTGGTTCTGGATATACTAGCGACTTTACTATTATCACTCCACCAACAGATATTGGTGCTGGATCCAGTATGGTTCTGGAAGCTAAAGTATCGACGGTCAACAGACAGTATGCGAACATTGCAGTTGACGTTGCAAGAACAACAGATCTAACAATTTCTTCGGATCTTTATGGCACAATTGGTGTTTCAAGATTCAAGAAAGATCAGTTTAATATCGGTACTGCAGGCAATGGTTCCATCGAACTTAAGACTGGTCCTGGTTCAGGACTAGACGCTGACTTACTTGATACCAAGCAAGGTTCTTTCTATACCAACGCAACAAACCTGTTCTCTGGTACAGTACCAACTGACCGACTAGCAGGTTCTTACAATATCAGTGTTTCTGGTTCTTCTGGTAATACCTTAAGACTGGCAACTGGTACTAACAACCCAACCTCCAACCCATCACCAAACAACTTCGTCGAAGGTTTGGTTGCTAACACAATCAACAACTCCGCTGATGGTTTGAATGATGGCGGTTCTCAACACCTTGTTCTAACAATTAGAAACAAAGGTCAGGGTCTAACTGCTGAAGGTGGTGTCAGACAAATGGCATTCACCGACAACGATAACATCTATCTACGTGGTTCTGGAACTGGAGTTACCACATTCGGTACATGGGCAAAACTCTGGACATCACTAAATGATGGTCCTGGTTCTGGTCTAGATGCTGATAGACTTGCTAACAAGTCATCAACTTGGTATAGGAATGCATTGAACATCAACTATGGTGTTCTTTCTGACAATAGAATTCCTACATTCTTACAAGCAACTAAGTTTAAGGATGATATTATCATCCAATCTTATAATGGAGATCCTAGATATCGCGTTTATATCTCTGGTCAAATTCTCAACACATCTCCATTTACTCCTGGTAATGCAGTCAATCTATACAACGCACTTTCACAGGCAGTTGGTAGAATTGAGATCGACAATATCATCATTAACGATGATACTGATGATAATTTCAATGATTATACCATTATCATTGGTAGATTAACAAGTGGAGACTTCAATGCACAAGGTGGTGCTGAGACTATTGGTAGTGCATCAAACAAAATTCCATTTGATGAATATGCAATTGATGACGGCAACGTCTTAGAAGTTGCAAAACTAGAAAGTGATGGCGGCACTGCTAACCTAAGACTAGGTAGAAAAGATGGTACTGCTTCTTCTCCTGGTGTTTATTTCAACAGTTCTCAGTTGGTTGCTAACTACAACACCGCAATTGTTGCTACTGGTGGTAATGCTACTGATGGATCAGGTACATTAAACGCACTCGTAGTTAATGCTGATGGATTTAACATTAACGGTAATGTTGTTTGGAACGCTGGCAATATTACATTCCAGTCTTCAAACGTTGCAGATACTGCAGTAAAACGTGATGGATCTGGCAATTTTGCTGCTGGAACTATTACTGCTTCACTAACTGGTGCTGCATCACTCAACGTTCTGAAGACTGGCGATACCATGACTGGTTCGTTGAGTATTTCTGGAACTGGTTCTAACCTATCAGTCGCTGGAACATCTCTATTGACTGGTGTTGTCACCATGTCAAATGATCTAAATGTTGATTCTGGTGCTCTATTCGTCGATGCTTCTTCTAACGAAGTTGGTATTAACGCTGGCAACAATCCACTATCTACTTTAGATGTTGTTGGTGATTCTGGTATCTATATCCGCACATCCACGAATGCTGTTGGTGCAAAAATCAGATTCTCTGATCAATCAGGTTCTACAACTCAAATTGGTACTTTCAGATATAACCACTCTGATAGTCAATCACCTAATAGCAATTATGGTGAAACCTTCACTATTGAAGGTACAGAACCAGAACTAGCACTCCGTGTTGTTGGCGACATTATTTCTTCCAGAAATATCGGTATCAACATCAACAGACAACCAAACTACAACTTGGAAGTCGATGGTACTGGTTTCTTCAGTGGTATTCTGACACTTCAGAATACTGGAGCAGGTCAAATCAACTTCAACAATAACTCTGGTACGCGCTACTGGAAAGTTGGTTCTAACACAAATACATCTAATGTCTTCTCGTTTGAAGCATCTGATGCAAATGGAGGAACTGCCTTCAGTGGAGCACCTGCTATCTCACTTCATGGTGCTACCAATGCAGTAACAATCAACACAACTGCAACATCTGGTACTGATCCAACTGATGGATCTACTGTTAGAAACTATAAGTTCAATGTCGAAGGAGACATGAACATCAACGGTCAGTTCTTCCAGAACAATGCCGAGTTTGTAACATCCAGATGGACTGAGGCGACTAACGGAAATGACATCTATAGATTGTCCAAGGTTGGTATCAATAAAGCAGATCCACAATATACTTTGGATCTCGATGGTGATTTTAATATCACGGGTATCCAGTATATTAATGGTAATGCACAATGGTTGGATGCTAATGGAATTATCAAGGTTGTTCAAAATGCAGATATTGCAGAGAACATCACTATTACCAATTCTACCGATGCTTACTCAGATGGTCCTATTGTAATTGCAAACGGATATACAGTTACTATTGGTACTGGATCTTCATGGTCAATTAGATAATAAATAACGTTATAGGAAATCGGTAAAAAATGTCCCAAGTAAATGCTGATAGAATTAATGTGGGAATGGGTGTTAAGTTTCCAGCTTTAACCCAATCCCAAATTAATGCCCGCTCCACTCAACCTGGAGATATGGTGTATAACATCACTGAGGAATCTTTCCAAGTTTATAATGGACTTGAAGGTCAATGGGAAATCATTGGAGAAGGGGCAGAGTTGTATGAGTTTAGCAGTGTTACTTTTACTCCTGGTGGTCAGACTGGATATACTGGTCCATCACTAGCACAAGTTAGATCTGCAATTAGTGGTAATGACGCATGGAAAAACGATACTAGTCTTTTCAATGTATCTAGTGGAAAGATTGAATGGACTGTCCCTGCAGATGCTGATTATTCAATCACAGCAGTAGGTGCTCAAGGTGGTAGAAGTAATTGCTACGGTCCTAATGGTGGATTAGGTGCTTCAATGCAAGGTGTATTTACGCTTACTGCAGGACAGAAACTGTATATGGTTGTTGGACAAAGAGGCGGAGATAATTGTTATGATGGCGGTGGTGGTGGAGCATCTTATGTCTGTACTGCATCAAGTGGTAGTGCATTACTTGTAGCTGGTGGAGGAGGTGCTGGATCTGCATCTGGTATGAATGGTCCTGGTCCTTTCCATGGTCATACTGGAACTACTGGAGGTGGTACAGCATGGGCTAATG